AAGCTGAAATACTAAATTATTACTTTAAAGAGTAACCTATCTAATAAGTTTAAGCAACCTGCTTACCTAGGAATTGATTTGCCATTGCCAAAGCCTGAGGGTTTGAACTTGCAGAAGCAGCCTGAGCCTCTGTAATTATTTCTGGTGGAATCTCTCCCGTCTGAGCGATTTGTTCTTTCCTCTGTCTTACAGAAGCAAGAAGCTTATCAGCAAATGGTAGGCTGGTATGTTCAAGGAACATTTCAAGATCTATCATTTGACCTTCTAGCAGCTTCATGAGTGTTTCATCTATCATTTGCCTATAGACCGGGGTATCAGATCCCTGCACAACAACAACATCAAAGTCAATATTCCTGACTAGTTCCGGATCATATAGCTTTGTGGCTTCATTAATGGTCCTTCCGTTTATTGCCAGGTATCTCTTATCCTTGTAGTATTGGGCTATAACCTTAAGGGCTTTAAGGTCCCTTTTCTGTTTGTGATACTGGAATGTCTGCATTGAATCCAGCGTATTGAGTGTCGCATTCTGCGCCTCCTGAGCATAAAGAGCTGCCGGTGTTCCTGACTGTGCATTCTTTCCCTGAATAGCTCCATGAACTCCGGAAATCTCCTGAATGAGCTGCATCTGAAGGGCTATCATTTCACTTATGCCGATGCTGGTTGAATTCGCTGAGATCTGCTCCGGAATCTTCCCATGAGCTTTTGGGGTATAGGTAATCACTCCATTGAACCTGGTCCATTCCTTTGCAAAGTCATCCGGATTCATGCCATCTGGAATTATGTCTTCCGGAACAAGAAGTACTCCTTTTGCTGATGCGCTCATAATAAAGTCCATCATGATGATCAGTCTGTTAATGTATCTCTGCTGATCAATGATGTCCTCGACAAATCCCCAAACCTCGCCATCAAGAAGAGGATATAGAGTAAGTGCATAAGGGTGTTCCTCATGCTTGTATGGTGTTTCTCCTTCAAAGAGGCAGTGACCAAATGGCGTTAGAAATCTTACATACCAGAACTGCTCGAACTTCTCTTCTGCTTCAATAAGCGGAATTTCTTCCACTGGCATTCCTTGTGCTATCCCTAGTTTTAGCCTTTCTTGGTTCTGCAGGGCAATTTCCTTCATCGTGAAAGGAACAATGTTGAATGATCCGTCCATTGGATCGTGAGCATATACTCTCCACTTACCCTGAAGTTTCCATACTTCAAACAGTCTTGCCTTTGATGGATCTTGCGGAATAAAGAAATCTAGGTTTTCTAGCTTTGTAGGATCAAGGCCGCTATCAGAAAGTAGATCTCTGCTGACAGTAGAGGAATATAGCAGCCTAATCTTTAGCTCATCCGCAGAACTTTTCGCAAAGGTGCTTACGATATCGTTAACTGTTGTATCAATAACTTCCCCAATAAGCCTTAGATCATGCAGGCGTATATCCGATACATCTGAATTGAAGAAGAGCCTGTTTGGATTGACGTTTTCAATATAAAGATCCTCAAGGTTTCTTTCTTTCCAGTACTTGTAACCTATTTTCTGAGGTATTGCTCCCGATAGAGCAAACTCCTCGTATATTCTTGCATCAAGCTCATCCGTCAGGTTATTACCAAGAGCACACTGAAGGGCATTGGTAAGCATTTCAGTGACCTGGGCATTATCCCGACTTCTTGCAATTACCATTGATTTTGAAGGATTAGACCGATACTGACCAATCAAGTTTTTCACAAGCTGACGAACCTGATTCTGCTTAAGCGGGATCTTCCCCTGGTTCTTAAGATAAGTTTCTTCAGAAATGTACTTGTTTGTCTCAGGGTCCAGGATCTCATCACTCCACTGATCACCCCGGTAGTATTTTCTGTTTCGCAGTCTTCTTTTCCTAAAGTCCCGCAGGCTGTCCCAATACTTCCGGCATTCCTCCAGCAGGACCATGTTCTCCTTCACATTATCAGATATCGAAGACTCCCCAATTGTAAAAATCTTCTGCCTCCTCATTCCCAGGGCCGAGTTTGTAAGACCGCCCATCTCCTCCTTCGATTTAACTATTCTCATCGGTTCTCTTCATGTTTATTTACTGCCTCAATGAAATTCCTTATAAGTCTTTCCTGAACGTCTCTCAACTCTGAGATCTGTTTGGGACTTGTCACTCCCTCAATGTCTTCATCTATTTCCTTAAGGTCCTTTCTTAGGTCTTTAAGCAAATCAATCTTGTATTGGTACTCTGGAGCATATTCCCCTCTTTCCTGGTCAGGTTCAAGAGCTTTATTCTTCATCCCTACCATTGACTTGTAATTCTCAATGTCATTGACGATATTGTAATACTCGGAATAGACAGTCTTATTCCAGGGCTGCCGGACAAGGCTTCTTAGAACAGGGAAGCTATTTACGTCCATATCTCGCATAACCTGAGCGAAAGAATCATCTTCAGTAGCATACTGATGAGCTGATTCCATTATTCCCTGACTTGTCTTTAGCAGATCATTCCAGAAAGTACCACGACCACCCAGGATTGATTCAATGACATGCTCTACATCTGAAGGATTCACATCGAAGATGTTTGAAACTGGCTTTATCTTGCCACTATCATCTTCATAAAACTTTGTACCGGAAACAGGATCTCCATGACCAAGCTTAAACCATGCATCTGTGAATCCTTTTACCCAGCTATTGACGTTTTTCATTCCAAGGGATGAATTGGCAATACGTCCATTTAGAGCTTGGGTAAACGGTTCCTTATGTACCGGCGCACCGGTGTAGGTTTCGTTAACGGCTATATCATAGAAAGGCACTAAGCTTGTTGGCCAAAGCGGACGAGAAGTAAATGACCCTTTCTTATCAATAAGCTCAACCGGGTTAATCGGAGATACTGAAGCCAGCGCATTTGACAGCCCATCCTTTACCGCTGCTGCAATAGTCTTGTCATCCATCATTGAGGTCTGATAAGCAAGAACACCAAGTGAATGAAACCACCTGAAGCCATGAGGCAGTGGAATTGTTACGTGCCTCTTTGTCCCAGGGAACATTACCACAAGGTTATTGTACTTGACATAATCGTTTATGTTGGAATACCTGTCATTCTCATCATCATCATCTCCCCGCCACAGATCATTAAGCATTGCTGTCAAGAACCCCATTCCCATAGCTCCGGCTCCAATTGCAAAGAACTTTGCCTTATGCTCTTTGCCCATTCTAAGTATATTTTCACCACCCTGTAGAGAAGCATTGAAGAAGGCATACATTGATCCCATTAACCCTGAGATCCTTCCTTTTCGGTTGAAGTTTACGGTAACTTCTTTAGCCTGAAAAGCTGCTTCCTTGTCTGTAAGTCCTCTTTCTTTCGCTGCCAGGTAAGTTGCAAACCTTGACAAATTCTCAGATCTTACTGCCATATGCTCAAGCCAGCCTCCCAGATCCCTCAGGATCTTTGCATGAATCACCTTATCGTAGGTACTGTTTGTTCCAGTCAGCCTCGCAAGATCAAGCTTAAGTTCTCTTGCAAGCTGGTCAACGTCTTTAAGGTGGACCATACCAGTCTCACCACCATTGAGTAAGAAACTCTGGTACATCTTGTAAGTAGGATCTTTGGGATCTCCTTTTCCGTTGATATACTGGATGATTGTCCTACGAGCCTTTCTGAGGTTCTTGATAAATAATGCTGCCTGACCAGCATCGCCCTTTATGAAGTGAGCGAGTGTAGCATATTGAAGATCCCGCATTTGGTTCAGAACAATAAATGCCGGATTCTTGCTAGTGAAATTGGCTGAGAGCCATCTTGTATATTTCCCTACATTATCCCTGATTACAAAGCCTGCATTATCCCACTTAGAAGGAGTTTTGTTCAGGGCATTGGCCACATCTGCCGGTAGGACTAAAGTGTACTTTTCTCCACCGATGAATACGTCAACTTCATGCTCCTGGGCTTTTGACTTTGGTCTTCCTTTTACATGTGCCATGTCGTACTTCATCATGACCATGCCACTGTCCCACATCTCTTTTTCAGGCCGTTCAAGTACCTCTACATAATTCTTCTTGCCTGTTTCAGGATCGGTAGTACCATCCCATACTGCATAGATTTTCTTGAACCTATGCAGCTCCTTCATATCCTTGTTCTCGTTGACAAGCCTTGCTGCATGTTGCTTTATGCGGTTCTTTTCGCCCATAACGATAGCAGTGTGAGCCATGTTGACAATAAACTGCATTGGGTCATCTGCAAGGGATTTACGTCCCTTTGCTTTGCGCATGGGGTTAACGCTTTTGCCAACATCTTCACTCTGATATGAAAAGAACTTATCTGCATCGGTCTGTTTCCAGCTTCTAAGCGGAACATAGTACTTGTACATGCTGGTTATTCTGGCGTGTTGCTTAGGATCAATAAAGCCATCACTCAACCATCTGTCCACTGTGAACCTAGTAGCTTCCCTCACAGCATTCCAGAAGTTTTCTATCATTTCCGGAGTCATCCGGGATTCATACATGTCAATGATCTTTTCAGCTTCCTCAGTTGACATTCCGGAATTGACGCTTCTACGGATTGCATCCATGAGATCGGGGGCAAGTAATTTTTGCTCGTATGCAGTTTTAAGTTCATCATATTGCATTTGAAGAGACTCTGCCATCTT